CCACTCGGACACGACCGCCCAGCTCATTTGCCTTGTTCATAACAACAGGTGTTGCTCTGCTGTTAGTACGTTGTGTTGAAAAAACAGTAGCCATTGATCAGTCTCCTTATTCGTTACACGCAATTTCTACTACTTTGGCTTCTTCCATCCGAGTTGCCCCGATGGTTTGGCAATAGTAGACTTGCGTTGAATATGACTTGTCGGCTCGTTCATCGATGCGCGCATTTGGCTCTTTACCAACTGCAAGCTTGATACCGTCTGACGCGAAAGCAATCACCTGACGATGACCGTTTGAGTCTGTTGTTAGACGGTTACTTGTGATGAAATTAAACCCTAGAAACGAGTTGATTTGGCCTTGAGCTAACGCCTTTATGGTGTTGAAATCGCTCGATGTTACCTGGGTTGTGTTCAACAAATCGCTAACCTGTTTTGGAGACACAACGATGTGTCGTGTGATCGATGGATCAACACTGGCAGCATCGAGTGTTTCTTTTGCAGACAATAGTTTTGCAACCGTCAGACCAGCTGACCCGTGTGCGATTTTCTGACCAGCTGGTAGTGCTGTTGATGTGGAACCATCTTTGCCAGTTTGCGCTGTTCCCAACGCTGCTGCAATGATCTCATCATCCATCGCACGACCCATAGCAGCTGCTGCTGCACGGCCATAAGAACTTGTCGGATCTATCAATAGTCTGATTTTATCCTGGTCATCGATCAGGTCAGCATATTCATAGTCTGACATTGTCACCATCCGTCTGGTGTGTGGTGTCTCGACCATCGGGGTATCGCTGTGGCGCGATGTTCTTTTAACAGCGGCTGCTGATCCCACTTGATCGAAGAAAGCCTTTTCGCCATTTACAGATTCTACATCTACTGCATCTCGCAGCAAAGAACCCATCTGCTGTGAAAGCATTTGGACATTTGCAGAAAACTGATTGACAAAGGCTGTATCAATTTGAGTAGACATTTGTCTCTCCTTCTACAGTTAAGTTTTCAGATTGCTGCGCTCGGTTATCTCAAAGAGGCCGTGCTTACTGGTTAGCCAGTTACTCTACTTGACGCACAAGTTTGATGGCGTGGGGCTTTCGCTTATCCACTAGCAAGTCCGAATAATCTCCGAACCTCCTGGACAGCTTCATCATGGTTGGGATGAAACTTATCTTGATATGCACCTTCTGTCATTTTTTGCTTTGCCAAAGACATAGCCTCATCTGGTGTCATAACTAATTCTGTGCCTTCACCGACCAGGCTGTCTTCACCTATGTCCGATGCAATAGCGGCAAACATTCTTATAATATCTGGATGATCTCCTAGTCTGCGACCATCTGATAAATATACATCTTCTAAAAGTTCTGGATCGATGTAGCGCTCTGCTGCTGCCATAGCCATGTCGATCTTTTGCTTTGTGGCCTGTCCGAACTCTTTTTCCAACTCCATTTCGGTCTGCATGTTAATTTGCTTTACGTTTTCTTCAGACCTTTGATCAACCTCGGTAATGGTAGTTTCTAAAAAATCTGCCATCTTTTGCGCTTGTCTGTTGTTCAGACCAGCGCCATGTACTGCGTCTTTAAATTTATTCCAACTATCCTCATCAGATTCATCGACATTTATTTTTAAATCATAATCGGCTGACGTTTCTGGCCGACCAGTTTCGGCGTAGAAATTGTTATATTGATCGTCTGTCCAGCTGCTTTGTGGTTTGACAATTTTATCTGCCCCGACATGGGATCTTACATGAACATAAGATTTTGCCAGGGCATTTGCGTCTGTAAAATTTTGCAAGCTAGGATTGCTTCGCAAACCTTCATCTAACGTATCAACAAATCTTACTGGTGCTTCTGCTGCGACTTCTTGAGATCCAGTATCTTGGGTTGCCTCTTCGCTCATTGTTTTGGTTCCTTCTTGTCGGACAACATCCTGACGATCAGCAACACTGTTGCGCGTTGTCCTTCGTTAAATGCAGATTCATATGGATCGCCAGAAAAGGTGGTTGTCTCAAATCCAAACCTGGTTTTGAGGTCATCTAAAACTTGCTCACCGTCCTCTGTATTAAACGTGCGGCGGTACGCTAATTTAAGGTCTTCTAATTTCTTCATTTTATTGCTGTACAGCTTTTACCATAGGCGCAATCTTATTGGTTACCTCTGCGTCCATCATGGCGTCTTGCTGTGCGGCCTGAAGTTCAGCGGCTTGCGCTTGCTGATCTCGTATCTCCGCAACTTCATCTGGGCTACGAATAACACGCGCTGGTATGCCAGTAACTTCAACCAGGTACTGTACAAGCTTGTCTGTGTCTAAGTAGTCCATTACGGGCGCAATCTCTGCGACTTGCATCATAACCTCGAAGCCACGCAGCATCGACTGTAAATCTGTTAGTCTTTGCGCCTTGGCCATCGGGCTGACGTATTCGATCTCAATGTCCTGGCCTTGCAGCTCTTCGGGCGGCGCTGGCAACATTCTTGCTTCCAGCAGTAAACTAAAGCTACGCTCGATCAGTGGCTGTAGCAGCTCCGACTGCAAGCGTCCAAGCACGGGCGCGAGGATCCGCATCTTTTCTTCGTTGCGCTGAAGCACTTCTGTGGCGGTCATGGTTGCGCCTGGTGACATCATCAGCTGGTCAACATAAAACGCCTTGTTAATTGCGTTGCGTCTTTCGTTTTCCATTGCCAACCCTAGAGGGTTGTTTGCACCTATTTGGAGCGGTTCCAGACGATCTCTTGTGCCAGATCTATAGAAGTTTATTGCCCCTGGTGTGGTTCGAACAGGTAACACAAACCCATCATCAGGAGCCATCATCGGTGGATCGATCTGCTTTTGAGCTGCCCTGATTGTGACCTCAGACATTTTGTTAAGCATCTTAACGTCAGGCAGTGCATTCATTGATGGTGATCGTCCGTAAGTACTGACGCTATCTTTTACAAATCGCGGAACCATAAACGGAAAACTATCGAAGCCACCCTCACTTAGGAGTTGGAGGGTATCGGCATGGTAATAAACCGATGCCACGGCTTTTTGCTTCCCAACACCGCCCTTGCTCTCCCCTCTAGGATAAACAGCATGAATGACGTTGTGTTTTTTGTACGGATCTTTTTCAAAGTCTTTCTTCGCAATATCTGGTAGTACGTCCTCACCAAAGCGCTGTGCCATAGCTCTGGCTGTCATTTCAAATTTTCTATAGACCGTATCGACCTCGCCCAGGGCGTTTTCGCTAATACAGATCTCTGCAATGTGCCTGGTGTTAAATCGCAACCCGTCCTCGTCTTTATCGACAAACAGTGCCGCTGTGCCAAACACCACCAGGTCATAAAACAGCTCATGGATCTCTTGCTGAAAGTTAGATCGATTAAATGCCTGGTACATTTGATCCAGGCTTAACTCTAGCCATTCATTTGCCGCATCATTGTTTTGCAGCTCTGGATCTCTATACCGCATAGAAAACCACGGACTAACAGGGCTGGTGAGCATACCGTGCAATGAAGACGATAATAATTCTACTGCATGTATGGCCGTGCCATCAAAGATAAGCTCGGTGCGTTTATCACCCTGGGTACGCTTTTTTGTAATGTCTGCTTTGCGTGGCAGCATAAAATCTGCCAGTTCTTGCCAGTGTTTTTCCCAATTAGATCTTTGTGTCTGGAGAGTTTTTAACCGCTCATCCAGCGTTTTTACCATTGGTAATACATCCATTACATCATTCCATAACTAGCGATGATAGACTTTCTTTTCTTACGCAAACCTGGCGCTAATCCTTCCAGGGATTTACCTTGCGTCCGTCCAGCCATCTTTTGATTTAGACGTTCTATTGGATCAACTGTCATTGCCATTTTGCGCTTGGCTGGCTGTGATGACATAGCGCCCATTTTACCAGCCTGGTTTCTATACATCATCGAAGTAATCCACCGCCCATTAATGACCTACGCCGTCTAGTGGGTGCTTTTGACAGCAACCCTTGTGCGCTGGTTGCTATATTTCTTCTTCTGCCTCTTTTACGAATTGTATCGCCAACTTTTTTTTCTGCATCACCTGTTGCACCAGCCTCTAAAATATCAGCCTCTTCTTCAGCACTGCCAGCTGTCGTTGTAGATCCACCCACGGGTTCTAACTTTACTGGCTCTGTTGTTTCTGCTGGTGGTTCTGGTGTTTCCGTTACTGGCTCCGCTACAGTTGTCGTAGTGGGCGCAGCTGGCGCTGGTGGGGGTGTTGATGATCCGCTATCTCTTTGGTTTCTTTCTTGCAGATCTTTCATGGCTTGTCTTGATTGCTCTGTACGCCTGTTATAATCAGCAATGCCACTTTGACCCACATCGCTTGCATCTAATCGACCAAAGCCTATAGCTATATCTGTTAATAAATTATCAACAACACGACCCGTTCTTGTACTCGGCGCAGATTGACCACGGCGCTCATTGCGCTGTGATGCAGCCGTTGTGCTACTCGTTGCCTGGTTAAAGCTTCTTTTAAAGCTATCTCTTATTCTAGAAAATATACTCATATATTACCTCATGCAGCGAAAGGATTATAATCCATAATCGCTGTTTTTTGTGGTGGCCGACCATCAAAGGATCTGCTTTCACGCAACCCCACCGCTAAATATCGAAACCCATCAGCTGCATGACTAGACCAATCATGCACTGGTGTATTTCTAAAACTTCTTAATCTTTCGTTATATGCTCTGT